AATGGCACAGGCAACCGTCTGTACCACATTGTTGGTCCTCGTACCGCGGACAATGTCACTTTGACCGCTCCGTACGATCCCACAATCTTCAAGAGTCTCGAACAGTTCTGGCTAGACTATAACTGTCAGCCTGTTACGATTACCGTGACTCCTCGTTCTTGCGACGGTAACGACTCTGCCGCTGGCGGTGGTCAATACATTTGCTACGAGTGTCAGTTCACTTCAATCACGACTGGCGAAGTCGATCGCGAAAGCGGCGACGTGGCTACTATTGAGGTAGAGTACACTGTGAATTATTGGGAAAGGACGTAAACCTTTAGGTTTACAAAAACTTATCTCAACTATAATGCCCTCAAGGTTAGCCCCTTGGGGGTTTTTTGTATGGACAGAGAGTCGTCTATTGTCTTATCTAAGGAAAGTTCTAACTACCGGTCTATAGCTCAGACTCACTACGGGTTAACGTCTGAGCAAATGAAAGGAGTTCATGTTCATCACAATCCACCAAGGTCTAAAGGCGGGAGAAATATACCAGAGCATCTATATGTATATTCCCCCTCTATGCACAGGTTTGGCGCACACGATGGTAAAGAGTGGATCGAGTGGGCTCAGAGGGGGTCTGAAAGAGCACTAGAGGTCAACAGAGAAACCTGCACTGGGGTTTACGGACTTACCGCAGAGGATAGGTCAAACGCAGGTAAAATTGGCGGAGCTGTCTCAACATCGAGAGGATATCTTGAATATAACTCCTCGAACAGCATAAAAACATTTGAAACCTGTAGTAAAGGAGGTAAAATTGGTGGTGTTGTTACTCGAGACTCGGGTAAACTCCGAGAAGCCTCTCGTCTTGGGGGAGCGGTACAAGGACCCCGCAACAAGGGTATGGCCTGGTATCACCGTTTTGACGGCCAAGGCAACATTGTTCGTAAAAGGTCGAAAACTCCCTTACCTCAACCATGGATTGTAGGCAAGGGTAAAAACAATCTATATTGAGCAGTAGTGTCGTCGTATGAAAACGACCTTTAGTTCTGGGGTCATCGTCACCAGCCAGTGGTTGAATGGTGCTCAGCAAATATTTTTTGATGGTCAGGAGATTGACTGGCATTACGCACCTCTCGGGCTAAACTCGCTTGTTCGGACTGGTCCTAATGGTTTAGACTCAGCCTATGTAACCCTGGGTACAAGCCAGCCAGAGTTGTCTGCGGGTGGAGCTTTATTGTCGGGTTCCGCAGTTAGCGGTAGTAAAGTTATCTCAGGACTCTGGAACTTTGGCTACGACCCCCTAGTAGTTGGTAACCCCGCCAACGTTATTGCGAATGCACCCAAAAGTTACACAACCAACGACAAGTATAATAATGCTGGCGGCGTAGTTTCTCCCACAGTTGCTCAAAAATACGCAGCTCTGGCCGATCCGGACCTCCTTACCAAGCTGATCCTTACAGAAAAACTGGAGGATTTGTTGGAAAACTTGGAAGTAGACAACGGTGTTTATTATTCTTCCACTAACCCAGCATGTGAAAATTATGCTGGCGGTAGTGATGTAATCTGCCCAATCTAAGAGGATAACCCATGGCAAGATATGCGCCGTTACCCTCTGTCTCGATTGACCCCCGAAACGAAGCCGAAATTGTTCAGCAGGCGTCTCAACGGGTTTACGAGGTTTCCAATCAAACCCTTAACGATTTCTCCTCCGGCAACCCTCTAGCAGCATTGCTCGAGGGCCAGGCATTCGCCCAGGGGGAGTTTCTGTTCTGGGCTAATCAACTTCCTCAGTCCATTCTCATAGAGTGGCTAGGGCCTTTCCTAGGTGCAATGAGGCGCTTGGGGACTCCCGCTGTTGCTCGTCTTCTGCTGACTGTGCCTCCGGCGGATGTGGTCACCACCATTCCCATCGGCACAGCTTTTACCTCCAACGCAAATCTTACGGGTGGTGAAGCTTACACTTTTATAACCGATCAGGAAGTAATAATTCCTGCAGGAGAGAGCCAAGTTTTTGCTACCGTCGCCTCGCAATACGTAGGAAGTATCTACAATGTTGCAGCGGGTGCTATCACAGGTGTCTCCGCGATTAACGTCAACGGGCTCACAGCAACTAACCCTCAGCCTGCGGTTGGCGGTAGTGACGTAGAGACATATCAGGAAGTTCAAGAGCGTTTCTTTACACTGATTCGACGGCCTAACCCGGTTAGCGCAGAAGATTGGCAGAACTTTTTCATTGACTTTTACGGCGTGGGAACCCTAACTTCGGTTCAACCCAATCGCCCCAATCAGGGAACTTACAATTATCTTACGGATTACCTGCTCCCCAATGGTCAGGCTTCCTTCTTCGTGCTTGGGCCGGATGGCGTAGAGTTAACCCAGACTCAACTGGAGCGCGGTCAGAATGTTGTCAACTATTCAGTCCCCATTGAAAATCGCGGGCATCTCTACCCAATTACGCTAAGTCAGGTACAGTATAACATCTCGCTCGCTATCGATGCTAATGGTGATTTTGGTGTAGACCTGAAAGACACCTCACTAAATTTCCGTGACCGTTTGTTCCAAGTTCTGCAACCGGGCAACGTATTCCCTTCCACGGTTGATCCTACCGTAAGTGATGTTGACGCTGCGTTTTATTCCACTTTTGACTCAAGCACTAGGTTTGTTGATCCCCATATCGAGGTTACCGCAGCCTACAACACTCCGCCGTTGCTGGAGCCTGCTGCAGCGACGTACACGCAAGTTTACACTTTCCAACCTTCGCAAGAGCTCCTAAATCAGAACGATTTGGTTGAAGTCACACTGCCAGTGCCTCTATACTACCCTGTTCTTAACTCGTTCACTCCTTACTCTATTGCGAAGAAAGATCAAACCGTTTACAATAACCTGGCTCTACAGCAAATCCAGTACCTGGTTCCAGGGGATTACTTGCAGGGGCAGGTGGCTTATTGGAGTCCTGACCCAACGGTGGGCGGTGATGGTGAACTGCACGTAATCAATGAGAACTTGACAATTGGTTCTCAGTTTGACATTGCTGACCTTATCGTGCAAGGTAGAATATCTGGACCAAAATCTTACAGTGCTTGGCCAGTTATTGGTAACGCTTACCAGGAGACAACAGTTGGGGGTGTATATGACCCGGAGATTGTACGGTACGATTACACTCTACCAATTGTTGACAATGTTGATGCAACGGGACAGTTCGTACCTCCCGGCCCTGTAACCGATGTCTCTAAGCGACCCGGGACTTTTATCTGGGTTGTTGCTAGTAACTTCACTCTACAACCGGCAACCAACGACATCACGGGTGCTCAAACTGCATTCAAGATCGGCTCAACAGTTCAACCGCAGCAGCTCCAAACAGGGATAACTTACGCCGCCGGGACCTGGGTCTATACCCCCCAAATCGGGTCTGGCCCCAACCCGGTCGCCGATCCTTACTTCAACTATGTGGATGTGCGCTTGGGCGTAGTGAATAAGTATGCTTACGTGGTTTCTAGCTTCACATTTGAGCCCGAAAACCGAACAGTAAGTGTTTACTTCGATGAACTTGTGACCCAAGGTATTGTAAATGAAATCGTGGTGCAAAGTGCAGATGGCGGGCTGCCAATCTACAAGTACAAACCTCGTTTCCCTGCAGGTACCTACCTAGAGTATCAGTATGACTTTGCGGACACAGTTTGCGTACCAGTTGAAAATGACTGTGTTCCTGTGAGAGTCCCCTTTGCCGACTATTTCATCGCCGCCTCCTATTTCACTCCGAACAGCACCAATCCACAAGAGTTAATCAAAGATGGTCTTATATTCCCCTTATACATTAACGCTACTCAAGCAGACGCTTTTTTAACCCAGTTGTACGCCTCGCCTCGCACTCTGCAACCAACCACCCGTATGTTCCGGTTCTTTAAAGGGGACAGGACATTCTTCCGCCAAGGCTCCAAAGTTATCTCGTACACTGCCACAACAAACGTACACCCTTTGTTTGAGTTTTATATATACCTTGCCAACGGTATTTTCGTAGAGACGGG